AGACTGAGCCGATAGAGGACAAGTTCAAGCCCGTACTCAGGACAGCATTCACAGAGCAGGAGGTTGCTGTCCTGGCGAAGCTGAGACGGACGCCTGTGCCGAGTATCAAGGCGACAAAGACGACGCCTTGCATTGGTGATAAAGTTCAATATAGGAATGGCATCGGGACTATAACTGACATATTCCTTGCCACTGATTTTATTCATAGGCGTCTTATGCTAGAGATAAATACTGAACGCAATTATAGCACGAACGTTTTTCTCTGCGATGTGGTACTATTGAAAGGCAGCGACGAAGCTGAGGCAGCGTCTGAGATCTACGTAGACGCTATATACACAGCTTCGGCATGGCAGACGGTATTTGAGACGGCGGCGTTGCCGTTCGTGACAGAAGCGTATAAGCTGGCTGGTCAAGAAGCATTTACTGAGATAGGCTTCCAGGCGGCGTTCAATGTCACCAATCCACGAGCGCGGAAGTATTTGGAAGAAAAGGTCGTTAAGTTCGCCGAAGAGGTGAACGAAGTCACGCGAGAGAAGATACGGAAAGCGCTGGTCAAAGGTCTTGATGCTGGCGAGGGTATACCCCAGATAAGCCAACGCATCGCTGACGTATTCGAGATCAACAGGGGTTCCAGGACAGACAAGATCGCCCGGACTGAGATCGTGGGAGCCAGCAACAATGGGACGTATCATGGCTATGTGGAGTCAGAGATAGTCGAGACGCACACATGGATCGATAGCAGGGACGAGAGGGTCAGAACGACACCACACAATCACCGGCTTGATGGCGAAGAGGTCAAGCTGGGGGAACGTTTCAGCAATGGACTGCTGCATCCGCACGATCCAGGGGGTGCGGCTGGGAACGTGATCAACTGTAGATGCACTCTCGCGGCATCGGAATTGAAGGAGACGTGATAGTAATGACAACGCTGGATTCAGATCAAGAATTAGTGTATACTATTTGCGACAGGTTAGAAGAAGAGGGACTGATTAAAGCGGTGGAGGCGCATGAAACGAGCAATATTGGAAATGCCTGCAAGATTTCTGCATTATATATTTATTGTGAATAATGATTACCACATTAGGGTTGAGCACGGACTTCCTGAAGACGCGAAGTTCATGGCTTGTTATTACGATCATCAGCGCCACGTATTTCAATTGTTGTATGAGAGCAAGGAATTTGAAGATATACCAGAGGGGGACCCACTGCCTACATTGGAACCAGTAGTGGCGAAAACTATAGATTGCCAAGAGGTTATCAGCGAATCGTTGATACCACAATATGAGTCATAATATCAACGGCTGCTGGTAGCTCTCTCTTGCGTAGAGGGTAGGTCATTGATTCGCGGTAAATGGCTTAATCTAGTAAGATGAGCGGGTTCGACTCCCGCACCGTTGTTAATATAGAGGTGACGTAGATAGCATAGCAGACAACCAAACAGAATAGAAAAAGCCCCGGTCTACAAGGCGAGTTTGCTCCTTGACCGGGGCTTTTCTTGCTTGTAGGCCGGGACAATCGAGGTGACACGATGGACTTCACGACCAAAACAAAACTATTCGAGGTACTTGACAACATTCGAGCCGCTTTCCCCGATTATGCTGACGCGCTGGGGGCGGAATATACAGACGAGACGATGCTGATCAGAAAAGCTGGTGCGTCAGAGACGTTAGAGGCCCAGCCTATTACCAGGAATGCCGCCACCGGCAAGGACGAAGGGATCATCATTGGCGACATAACCACGTTGTCAGTAGACAGTTATAACGAGGTAGTGCTTCCAGAAGGCATGGACAAGACTCGCTATGTCAAGAACAATGTCGTTCTGCGGGCGCACAACTATACCGACTTTCTACCACACGCCGAAAACGCTTGGTTGAAAGCGTACCCCACTAACGCCCCAACACGGATACGGGCAGCGACTAAATATTATCTTGATGACGAGTATGGCCTTAAGGTCTATAACCATCGCTCCGCTAAACGTCCGTTAGGCTACTCCATAGGATTCATCCCAATAAAGATGGCATGCGCCGATAGTGAAGATTGGGACGCTCAGGTTGAGATGTGGCAAGACCGATACTCAAAGCACACAGGCGGGAGCATTGCTAGGGCGGACATGCCAACCCCCGACTTGATCTATCAAAACTGGAAACTCCTGGAGTATTCCGATGTAGTGGTGCCAGCGAATCCTGATACTGTGGCATCCTACGTGGCGAAGGGCTTGATCCCGCCAGAAAAGGCGGCAGACTATACCATAGAGGGCGATACGCGCCCCAAAACCAGCATTATTGTAACCAAAGCGCTGCGACATTCTGTGACTGGGGATTATAAGCCTGACGGATTATGGAATAAAAGCCTTGATGATACCTTTGATATATCTGAATTTGATGAAGCTAGTCTTGATTTTGACAATGAAATATACACAAAATTTCTGAAATGCAAGGTAAAAAATATCTATGTTGCGCAATATGACATACCTAGTCCACTTATAGGGACATATCTTTCGTCCATACAGGCTATCACAGAGGATATGACTATTGTAGATACCCGACGATTTTCATATGACGGCACAGAATCGCCACCCCGCCGGTCGCAGATCCAACTAAATTCAACCCAGAGTGGGCGGTTTCTTACTGATGGTACAGAATTTACTCACACAAAGCATGGGATTCCTGTCATTAAGGACTTTGCCCCGTCATGGCGGGGCATTGCGCTGTCGTTGATTGTCAACGAAGAGAATGAATCCGTAGCGGATGGGATCATGAACGAAATCCATCAACACGCAGATTCAAACCACATGCTTAGAGGTGAAAAGTTTGCTCTGTCTGGCGAGTTCTTGAGTTCTACGGACGACACCTGGGATGATCTCGTTATTGGCGCCAAAGATAAGCAAGCGATCCAGAAGTCGCTCAAAATAACGGAAGAAGATGGAAAAAGTCGGGGGTTATTGTTTGTTGGGCCGCCAGGAACGGGTAAAACTAAAACAGGCAGAACGATAATGAATGATACAGAGAGCACCTTTATCTGGATGTCTGCCAGAGATTTCATGTATGGCTGGCCGAGTTCTGTTCTCAGACTTGCCTTTGATATGGGGCGCAAGCTGGCTCCGACAGTGCTATTCATGGAAGACATTGACACTGATTTAGACGTTGATCTTGTAAAAACAGAGTTGGATGGCCTGCGACAGAATTCGGGATTGATGACCATATTGACCACAAACTTCCCTGAACGGCTACCGCAAGCACTTATTGATCGCCCTGGTCGATTTCACCATGTTCTGCATTTCGCGCTCCCTGACAAAACGCAACGCAAAGAAATGTTAAATAAATGGACTGATGGTATTTCAGAAAGTCTTCTCAAAAAGATTGTTGAGAAAACGGAAGGGTTTTCCGGAGCACATATAGCGCACCTGGTAGAATACGCGGATACTATTGCAGAAGATGAAGGTATGGAAATAGGGCTTGCTCTTCTTGAGAGCATGGAGCGCATGTCGGATCAGCGAGACTTAATCGAGGAACTTCAATCAGACGCAAAGGCAAAAGCTCTCGATGATATATCATTGATGGTTGCTGATGCCATGAACCCGAAGACCAAAGACATTTCGGCGGATATTGCCGAGGCAATGAATAACGTGCCAGGTATTAAAGATATAACTATCCCTGAACGGACAGCGTTCAAGGATTTCAGCATTTCAAGTGTAATTGCCGCAGCGCAGGGCGCGCTTGAATAGATAAAAATGCTAGGCTGATGCCGGGGAGGTATACTAGAGATACACACTGGCGGACGCGGGAGGCATTCCAGAACGAAAGTAACGATCAAGCAACCAATAATTTCGCCAGATATGGCGACACGAGGTGAAGTCAATGACTGACGAAGAACGCAAAGCAATGATGGAGGCTATCACAGCCCAGATGGAAAAGCAGTTGGAGGGCGTCAAGACTCAGCTGGAAACCATCAGTGCCAGTGTAGCGCTGACTGACAAAGAGACGAAGGAGTCTCTTGAGACACTGAAAACTGAACTAGAAGAGAGCCTCGCTGCTATGGTCGGCAAAGGCGGCGGCACTCCTAACGGGCCTACTGACAAGCGGAACGGCGACCCGAAGTGTGGTTACGAAGGCATAGGCTACTTATTTGCGGACATGGTGGAACACGCAAGCACCAACGTGATGCCCAAGAGGTTGCAGGAATATCACAGGATGTCAGAAGAGTTCCAGGCGGAGCAGAGAGCCGCAGGAACAGGTCTTGAGGTAGACGACTCTGAGCGCGGTGGATATACCCTTGCGGAAGAGTTCAAGACGGAAATATGGGAGCGAGTTCACGAGCAGTCTAATGTTATCAGCAAGGTTTTCAACTTCAATATAGCAAAAGGAAGCAAGTCAGTAAAGTTCCCTGCTATGGGCGGGTATGACCGTTCGGGTGGTACGCTCTACGGTGGGATACAGTTCTATGATGAAGGCGAAAAAGATCAACTCCAGGATGTGCGCCCGAAATTCGAGCAGATAAACTTTGATCTAGGGATGCAGGGCGCGCTCACTCATGCAACAGATTCCATGATGCGGTTTTCGCCTGTTACCATGGAGGCGTTTATACAGAAGATATTTGCCGATGCCTTGCAATGGCGTATCGAGAACCTGCTGTTTAACGGAACGGGGGCATCGCAACCAGATGGTATCATAGGCCATGCTGCTACCATCGACACCACCGCAGAAGGCGGGCAGACAGCGGCGACTGTTGTATTTGAGAATATAGCTAACATGGATGCCAATCTCTGGCGCGAACAGAATGCCGAATGGTTCTATAATCGCAAAGTAAAGCCGCAACTCCGAACCATGTCTCTGGCGGTAGGAACTGGCGGAAGCGTTCTGAACTGGAAAGAAGAACTTGACCTTCCGCAGCAGAGTAATGAGCATTGCCAGGCGTTAGGTACGAGTGGCGATATAGTTCTTGCCGACATGTCGCAATACGGCGTCGCTACTCCGCAAGGAGCCAGCAATTCGGCTATCTTCGACACGTCAATCCATTTCAAGTTTGACTATGCCCAGACCTCATTCAGGTTCCTGTTTTATA